ATTGACCCAGCTTCGACACTTGGCTCTAGGAATGATTATAGTGTCATTATGGTTATTGGTGTTACTGCAGAACACGATTATTATGTTATTGAATATTGGAGAAAAAGAGTATTACCAATGGAGTGTGCCGACCAGATATTTAAGATTGCAGAACGATACAACCCAATCAAAAGAATAAACATAGAAACTATATCATATCAAGAGATGTTGCGTGATTATGTACAAAAAAGAAGCAAAAGAGAAGGAAAGTTTTTACCTGGCATTGAAATGGGCATCAAGGGCTATGGTCAACAAAAAAAGAAAGACAGGTTATTTGAAGGACTACAACCTATGTTCAAAGCAGGTGCAGTACATTTAAAGAAAGATATGCATGAATTTATTGGAGAGTTGTTAGATTTTCCAAAAGGGAGCCATGATGATACAATAGATGCATTCTGGCTATCAACGCAATATGCTAAAGGAAATAAAAAAGCTGGCAAGACAGTAAAAGAAAAATCAGGCAAATCTTGGAAAAGTCCAAGAAAAAGATATAATTGGATTACAGGAAGTCGTATTTGATAATTAATAATTTATTCTTATATTACACACTATGATAGAAGCAGATAAAAAAGCAATTCAAATAAGAGAATTATGGAAAAGATGGAGCAATGCTCGTAAAGATTGGGAAGAACATGCACGAGAAGACATTGACTTTTATTTAGGTAATCACTTTAGTGAATCTGAAGCAACTGAACTAGAATCAAGAAATCAATCAAGCTTACCTTTAGATAGACTTTATTCTGCTATTGAACAGTTTAAAGCTATTATAACATCAAAACCTCCAAAATTTTCAGCTATGCCAAGAGAAGATTCTGATAGTGATTTAGCAGATATTTGGAGAGTTATACTTGATTATATATGGAATTTATCAGATGGTAATGAAACATTTAAACAAGCTGTTCATGATTATGCTGTTACAGGACTAGGTTATTTTTATGCATATGTAGATAGAGAAGCTGATTATGGAAGAGGAGAAGTAAAGTTTACATATATTGACCCTTTTAGAGTATGCGTAGACCCAAATGCAAGAAGTAGATATTTTGATGATGCAGCAGGTATGATGCTGTCTACTATATTTACAAAATATCAATTATTAGATTTATATCCACAATTAGCAGAAGTTAATGAAGAAAATGGTAAAATGTTGATTGATGAGATAGAAGGCTACTATGAAGATGAAACGTATCCAAATGCTCAAAATACTAGAACAAAAGGTTCTTTTACTCCAGATGTTATAAAAGATTATGATTATGGAGAAGGTTCAGAAAAATATCAATTGATTGAAAGTTTTTCAAAAACTAAAGTTCCATATTACAGAATAATGAATCTGCAGACGCAAGATGAACGTATTCTTGATACAAAGAATATGGAAAAATTTTTACAAGATAAAAAAATTAAAGATGCTATAGACCAAGGATTAATAGATGTTGTTAAAGTACAACAAACAAGAATTAAATTAGTTTGCACATTAGGACAAACAATATTGTATGAAAGAATATTAAATACAGATAAATATCCAATTGTACCTGTACCAAATATTTGGACCAATACACCATATCCTATGAGTGACGTAAGAAAAAACAAAGATTTTCAAAGATTTTTAAATAAAACAATGTCATTAATAACTTCACATGCGCAAGCATCAAGCGGATTAAAACTACTTGTACCACAAGGAAGTGTTGATGATATTGAAGAATTAGAAAGAGATTGGGCAAATCCTAATGCAACAATAGAATATGACCCGTCATTTGGAGAGCCACATTTTCCGTCTCCTCAACCTTTATCTAATTCTGTAATGCAGCTACCAGGACTTGTTGAAAAATATATTGATTTAAATATGGGTATATTTGAAATGCAACAAGGTAATGCAGAAGCTGCACCAAGAACATCATCTGGTACAATGATGATGGAAGATTTTGGTCAAAGACGTAGTAAATCTAAATTAAGAGACATTGAAGGTAGTTTACGTAGACTTGGACAAGTAATATACAATTTAGCTAAAGAGCATTATACATATAAAAAAGTATTTAGAACTGTGCAACCAAACAATGATTTGTCAGAATATATGGTAAATGTATACAATGATAAATCACAAGCTATTGGTGAAATGATGAATGATTTAACAATAGGTCAATATGATATTAATATAATTGGTAATTCAACAATGCCATCAAATAGATGGGGAGAGTTTTCAATATATATGGAAGCATATCAAGCTGGACTTATTGATAGAACAGAAGCATTAATGAAAACTGATATATTTGATAAAGAAGGTGTTTTAAAAAGAATGGATATTATACAGCAGTTACAAGCACAGTTGCAAGGCGCTCAAGAACAAATAAAGAATTTATCTGGAGACTTACAAACAGCACACAGAGAATCTATTGCCTCACGTAAAAGAACTGAAGTTGAGAAATTTAAAGGTAAGTTAAAAGAAGTAGAATTAGATTCAAAATCTGCTAATCGTCAGCAGGTTGATAAACTAACAAACGCAGTTAAACTCGAAGTAGAGAAATCACGTTTACGTGGTGAAGCTCAATCACAAGAGAGATTGCAAGCCAAAGGAGGCAAATAATGGATAACGCATTAGGAAATGAAAATCTTGATAATCAAGGTGAAATCACTAATAATGTAGGGCAAGATAACAGTACAACGCAGAATGAAGGTGGTTCAAATGATTGGGAATCTCAAGCTAAATATTTTCAATCAGAGAAAGATAAACTTCATGCTGAAAATCAAAAACTAAAACAATATGAAAAAGTTGGACAATTGTTGGAATCACGACCAGATATCGTGCAAGCAATATCAGGAATGGTACAAGGTGGTCAACCAGCAGCAGCTGAACGTATTTCTTTAGACAAAGATGAGTTTGACCCATGGGAAGCCTATAATGACCCAGCATCTAAATCGTATAAGTTTAGACAACAAGAGTTACAGGACTCTATAAATAGCGCAGTTCAAAGCCAAGTAGCTGGTGTTCAAAAAGAAGTTGGTATGACAAAGCTTCAAAGTGAACTTGCTGCAAAAGGATTAACAGCTGAAGAAATTAATTCATTTGTTGATTTTGCAAGCAAAAACCCTGCTGAATATGGTGTTGATGGTGCAATTAATATGTGGAGAGCAGTAACTCAACAACCAGCACAAGATGAAAATGGTAACCCACTTGATGCAGTTCGTCAAAATCAAGCAGTTCCTCAACAGGCAGGTATATTATCTGGTGAGCAGCCTGTAAGAAAAAGTGATGATGAAGCAGTATGGGAAGGCATTTTAAAAGCTGGAAGTCGAGCTAACGTATTGTAATTTAATTAATTATAAACTAAGGAGAATAAAATGTCAGAGAAATATAACTCTGGACAAGTAAAGTTTGGAACTCCTGGTTCCCAGACAGCTTTATCTTTAAGTAATGCGTCAAGAAGACTGTATGACTTTAGTGATAGGGTTGCTGATTTAGCCCCAGAAGAGTCTCCATTTTTTGTTTATTTGTCAAAAGTAGCAAAAGTTCCAACATCGGATAGTCAGTTTCGATTTTTGGAAGATAGAACAAAGATTCACATGACTGATAGAAGTTTTGACCTTAAAGGTGCTGTTGGTAGTTTAGCAGCTGAAGGCGGAACAGATACTCTTATATTTAATATAAATGAAGGAGAATCAAATGAAGATGGTGTTGATTGGTTAATTCCAGGTATGGTTGTTGCAGTTGGTGCAGAAGATGCTTCAGCTAACAATCCCGAAACAGCTATTGTAAGAATTGAAAGTGTTGATAATACTTCAAGCGCAACTCAAACAAGTTGTGTTGTAAAAGTAATATCACATCCAAGTGGTTCTTCAACATTAGCAGTTCAGGATAATGCAAAATGTACAGTTATTGGTACTTCATTTGAACAAGGTTCAGGTGCGCCAGATGTATTTTCACAAGAGCTTGACCATGATTTTGGTTATACTCAAATATTCAAAACTGCTTGTGAAATGACTAATACTGCAAGAGCAACTATCTACAGAGGTTATGCAGATGAGTTCCAAAGAATTTGGAATCTTAAATTAAGAGAGCATAAAGTAGATATTGAAAGAGCAATGTTATTTGGACAAAAAGGTTCACAAGGTGGTGTGCAATACTCGGATGGTATTGTTGGTAATGTTATAAAAAATGGTACAGCTAATGTAGTGACTAATGGTGGTCAGCTATCATATAATTCAGGTGTTCCGTTTTATAAATCAAATACAGCTGCTGAATTAACTTATGATGATTTATTAAGTGATTTTGAAGTAATCTTTGACCCTGCAAGGGGTGGAGGAAGAGCTAAGTTAGCTTTAACTTCAAGACCAGTTATATCTCATTTTAATAAAATAGGTGCAGGTGGATTTATTAATGGCACAATGGCAGAAGGTACATCAACTGCTGTTAATACAGGAGCATCGTTAAATAGATATAATTTTCCAACATCTACAGGTGCTTTTGGTCATTTAGTAACTAAAGTACAAACAATTCATGGTGATATATCTATGGTTGCTGAATCATTATTTAGAGGCTTTGCTTCTGGATTTATGATGATGGTTGATTTAGACCATGTTGCTTACAGACCACTTGTAGGAAATGGAATAAATCGTGATACTTCAATAACAACAAATGTGCAACAAGCTGATGAAGATTTAAGAAAAGACATGATTCTAACAGAAGCAGGTCTTGAGGTAAGTCTTCCTGAAACTCATGCACTTATGAATTTGGAGGTGTAAGATGAGAAGTGACGTATTAAATTCAAATAGTAGTAGCTACGGTAAAGTATATGACTGCAAAGATGTAGAACTTGTATCTGCCGCAAAAACACTAACTCTTGCAGATAGCGGAAAAGTGTTTATGTGCGAATCATCAGGCGGAGCTTATTCTATAACATTGCCTGCAGCAACAGAAAATAAAGCAGGTTGGAATTGTAAGTTTATTGTATGGGAAGAAACTCCTACAAACGATATTACAATTGCAGCAGGAAGTGCTATACTTAGTGGTGTAAATAAAGATGCTGGTGGTGATGCAGCTAATTCTACAGCAGGAACACAAGTTTCTAATATTATTCTTGATACAACTGCCGAAAGAGGTGATGTTGTTGAAATAATGTATTATGGAGACGAATATGTGTTTACTGCTTTAAGTAGTATTAATAATGGTATTCAAACATCATAATCTTTATTAAAGGTTAATAGTTTTGTAGAACTATGGGAGCTATCAATAAAAGGTGGCTCCCGAATCTACATAAGACAATAATAATTTTATAAACAAGGAGAAAGTTATGGGAATGTATCCCGCAGGCATAGTTATAAAGCCATCAATAACTGTAGATACAAGTGCTTATGCAGATGGTGACCTTTTATTTGATAAAGTTGAATTAAAAAATGCAGTTCCTTCAAGAGGAGGTACTAGTATAATTGAAAATATAACTATGTATAATGAAGACGGAGAATCAGGTGAAAGTTTTGTAGTATTATTTTTTGATAATGAAACTAGTATTGGAGCTAATGCTAATCAAGCAACTACAGAAATTTCTCATGCAGAATTTAAAGCTTCAGGTTTTATTGGTGCATGTGAACTATCTGGAAGTCAAAGTGGCCATGATGTTGGAACAGGATTTATAGTTCAAACAGGCAACAATGATAAAGGTCCAACAACTCCAATTTTAGTTCAAGCAGCATCAGGGCAAACAAGTATATGGGTTGCTGTAATTGTAAGTGGCGGAACACCTGATTATGCTTCAGCTTCTGATGGATGTAAAATGACATTTAATATTAAATATTTAGGATAATGGCTAAGAAAAGCACAGTTAATAAAGCAGGAAACTATACAAAACCTGAAATGCGCAAACGTATATTCAATAGAATAAAAGCTGGTGGCAAAGGTGGTAATCCTGGTCAGTGGAGCGCACGTAAAGCACAAATGCTTGCAAAGGCTTATAAAGCAGCAGGCGGTGGCTATAAAGAAGATGGTGGAAAAATTAAATCTAAATATGAAAAA